TACCGTACTTAATGTAGGAGCCGTTGCAGCAGATACTGCTGTATAGCTAAAATCGTCAGGAGAATCGTAAGGCGTAAAGTTATCAGCCAAATAGGAGTCGAAGAATTGACCCGCGCCAAGCTCGTTAAAAGACCAAGAAATGTCATCCCATTCCGCAAGACCAAAATTATTCGCTGACCAATCATATGCTGTTGTATTTATTGCCATTAGAAATCCACTGGTTTAACATATTTAACCGTTCCTGCTCTAGCTCTATACGCATAAGCTCTTCCTTCTCTTACACCTTTTTCAAATTTTTCATTAAAATATTGAGCCAATTGGAGCCCCTCTGGTTTCTTTTCATATCCAAGGGCTATTGCCTTAGCAACCAAATAATCATGAAACTGTCCTGGAAAATTGCTTGTAGCAGACCAAGAAAAAGTTGAAGCTCCTTCAGAATCTACAGCAGAAGGCTCTTTAAATAAATCTGCTTTTTTATAGTAAAAAAGAGTTATCTTCTTACCATCTTCAGCTGAACCTGGGGAAGCAAACTTTTCAGTATTAGGATTAAATTTTGCTATTCCAACAGCATCTCTTTCAGTCCACCATACCCATTGATTAGTAGCATACTTATTGCTCCAATTATCTACATAAGTTCCAGCCATTACGTTAAGTCCCTTCTTATCGGCCTACCAATTAATTTAGGTATATTAACATGGTCTGTGCTTCCATCAGCACCTTCCATATCAACAGATTTAATTTCAAGAATTGCTTCATCTAGTAAATAATATCTTTGATTTAATTCTAGATCAAACTGAGTAGCTTTTTCAAGCATTCTTGTTCTTTGACTATATTCCTCTTGAGCAGTATTTAACATCTTAACTATCTCCGTAACACCGAGATCGGGATGATGTTGCTGTACCAATTCAACCATTTCTTTTAATTTCAACGCCTTACTCCTTCTGCTGTACTGTCAAGTATACCAGCTTGAGTGTAAGGTGCCATAAATTCAGAAAGCTCTGATTTGACAACCTGATACTGACTTTGTAGCCACTGGTAATCTGTGGTTAATTTACTTATAATCGTTGTATAAAGACTAATCTTTTTTTGGACGTTAGTGTTGAACTCGGCAAGTGTTTCTTGCGCACGTGCTGTTTGAAAACCTAGTTCTGTCTGAAATCTTGTTGTATCGACACTGGACTTAGCAGATTCTTCAGCTACCTTAGCTTGGTAAGTTTGCATATCGACAGTAAACTCCTGAACTTCTTTATTAATATCTGCTTGAAATTTAGAAAGATAGCTAGAAGCTCTTTGCAATTCTTGAGCAGCTACTGTTAATGTAGACTGAACCATTTCCTCATCTTCGTCTTTTAACCAATATCCAGCACTTTGAGCAGTTGCATCATCACTACCTCCGCTTGCTTCGTCAGTAGCAAGACCAACATCTATAAGATTCTTTGCAGAAGCTAATGCGTCTAAATATTCAGCATCATGAGAAGTACTAATATTTAAACTAGGAACACTACCAACATTACTATCGCTAAAAGCTGCAGGTACAGTAACATCGCCCATTGATAAGGAAGTATTTAAATCATCTATCATATCAAAAGCAGTAGTATCAGCATCTAAATCAGTAGGTAACTTAGCATTTAAAGCAGCCATTTTATGATGCAATAGCTGAGCTGCTGCATATAGGACTACCCCATGATACATTTCAGAAGGAAAGTTATCTATCGCACTATCTGTTCCTGCAACTGAAGTGTCAGGCAATACTATACTTATTTTTACTATTTGATCATTATCTGGAATTGGTAAAACATTAAGAACTGCATTATCAATATAATAAACTGGAGAATCTTTACTTGCGTAATAAATACTATCAGTATTCTTAGCATTACTCCTAAAAGCTGCATTTATTGGGCTACATTTTAGCTCTTCTCCAGTACTTGCATTTCCATTCCTTCTTACTATATCTATAATTTTAGAATTGGTAGCTAATGTTAATGTCCTTGTGGAATCGTTTAAAGTTTGCAAAGAAGCAAATAATGGCAACATATCTGGATTGGTTTTCTCTACCATAGTAATAATCCACTGTACACCATTTGCTAAAAACTTAGATATAGCATTTGGATATGCATCAGTCTCTCCAGCGTAATTACCTATTTCAGCGTTAAATGCCATTATACTATTTGTCCTAATCTTGTTCTAGCGTTAATTTCACTTTTACTCATCTTCTTAGAAGAAGGTGGCTTCTTTTTAGCTATTCTCTTAGCTGTCTTTTTTAAAGCACTTTCAGACATACGATACTTAGAAGCATAGTGCTTAAGCACTGCTTTTCTATTGTTTTTTATAGCACTAACGACTACTGTTGCTACGGCTCTATTCATTTCTTTTTACTTTTCTTTGATTTTTTAGAATTGGTATTCTGTTGGCGTCTGCTATGGTCATTGACTTCTTCTTTTCCAGATTGCCAAGGGCCACCAATATCATTACTAGTTATAATTTTCATACTTATCTTAAAAATACAATTTCGCCAGCTGCGCAAGCAGAGCCATCACTCTGATCACGGGCACCTGTTGCTTCTATATTTAAAACAGTTCCCGCTGGAACGGCTTTAAAATGCACCCAAGCTCCATTTACATAAAATTCATAGTTACCAGCGACACCAACATAAACTGCTGAACTTTTTGTCTGAGTAGTAACGTTTGTTGTAATAGAACTAGCATCTGTATACAATAAAGATGTTTGGCTCATTCTTCCCATTATTTTTCCTTCCTTTCAGTTGGGGGGCTAAAAAGCCCCCCTTAAATTACTGATTTACGAGAACTTTAACAAGGTGTGAGTTTCAGGTAAAGATATTTCTAAACCAGCTTCGGTTAAGATTTGATCTTTCCTTCCGTCAACGTTGTTAGCTTGTACATTAGTGATAATGTGCGTATCTCTCGATGTGCCATTAGCTGCTAATGGACGGTAAGCTACGTTCTTCATGTCGATCATAATAGCATAGTCTTCCCACATTCCTCTGAATAAAGGCTGTTCGACCAAGTGTAAGTCACCGTAAAGTGTATTTACGCGTGTTACATTGTGTCCGAATGAACCTTTAACATTTTGGATATCTACAGAATAGCCATTCGATGCTGCTGCATAGTTTGAACCATTTGTAGTTGTAGTGTGACCAAGTGCCATTGTGTTTCCTAAGAAAGAACTTCCGCCAAGTTTGTTAAAGTAACTTAATACTCTACGTGATGCAAGTACAAGTTTGTTTCCGCTATTACCTGATTCAGGTGAGAAAACATCTTCCATTGCATCAATAAAGTCATCGTATGACGCAGTTCCATATGAAAATGTTTTAATCTTTCCATAAGCTTCTGTGTAGGGTACGATACCCCATGAACGTCTAACGGGCCCTGTTCCAGTTGAATCATCTGATCCAATACCGAATAACATTGCATGCTCTAAGTCCATTTTATGTTCCATTAACTTTTCTTGCCATACTCGCTTGTACTCATTAGATACGCCACGATAGCGGGTAGCTAATGAAGTTCCACTAAATAAAGAGATTGCCGTTTTAAATATCTGACAATATCCTTCTCTATCATAGAACTCGTCTCTCCAACCTTCGGGATCAGTTGACCCCTCAGCCCATGCTGAACCTACAATCTGACATTTAGCATCTGCGCGATGAATTAGCTTAGAGCCAGAGGCTTCAGTAATTTCACCAGCATTTGTTCCGTCAGGCTTGTAGACAACTTTAATAAAAGTTAAGTCAATCTCAGCATAAGCAGAATTGCTTATATCTGGATCGGCGTTAACTTTATAATAAGCAATTGCAGCAGTTTCTGAACCAACACCAGCATCACTGCCGTTAGCATCATATTCTACTTCAATCGCTACCATCTGTCCGTCTAAAATAAAGTTAGGACAAACAGCAGTTGTTACAACACGACCATATTTATCATAAAGACAGTCCACCTGCAGATTCGTAAGGTTAAAGTTAGAATCAGTACCACCGTGAGCTGTGCCACTAGTCATAGCTGTTTTAACTTCAAAATTACGACGCTGCCATTGATGACGCTGCTCTAAAAATTTAAAAACAGGATCATCAGTAGGCTTCTTTGCTACTTTAGACAAATATGTAAAGAATGGAGACTGTTTAGGAGCGAGTTCAGCAACTTTTTCTCCAAAATTGTACATTCGTCTTGAATGATCAATTGAGGATGACTGCATACCTCCACCAGAGGTGATACTATATACGTTTGCCATCTTTAACTCCTTTTAATTGTTAACTCCAAGGGTTCTGTTTATTATAGTCATCAATCATGCTGTCTATAATCTTGTCTTCTATAGAACCCTCATTCTGTCCAGTTTGAGAAGGCATAACCCCCATTGATGCGGGTACTTGCTGTGCCCTCTTCACTTGCTGAAATTCCCCTGAGGGAGTCTTAGCTTGTGGTTGAGGGGAGCTTAACCCTTTATCATTGGCATATAATCTCCAAAGGTTATCAATGTTAACAGAAGAAGGGTCAGACATTACTCTTATGAAATCATCTGCAGTTTGATGGTCAACTTTATACTTGTCCATCACTTGCGATCTAACTCCATTAATTTGTTCTATCTGCTGCGACTCTGCTTCACGACGCTGAATATCATTCTGACGTTCAGTTCGTAATTTTTCTCTCTCATCTTGCATCATAGCCATTTGGTACTCGAACTGTAAGTTCTTGTATTCATCCATCTCGCCACGCCAATTTTGTTCCTGTTGAACAAATCTAGCACTTTCAGATGCAGGATCAGCCATTGCCTCATCCATTGAAAAATTATAAGGTTTTTGCGGCTTCTCTGGTGGTGCTGGAAATTCAGGTTCAGGTTCAACCTCAGCTTCTTGTTGCGGTTGAGTAGCCTGTTGGGTAGCAACTTGGTTAAATTGCTGCTGCAACTGGTCACGCTCATTACGCATCTTGTCAGCTTGAGACTGCCAATACTGATACCTAACTTCATCATTATCAGGACTTACGTCTACAGATGGCTCTTCATCTGGAGCTGATTCTGGCTCAGCAATTTCTTGCTCAACTTCATCGCTCTGATCAAAGACTTCTGCTACGGAACCCTGTTCACCACCGAATATGACATCGTCGACTAATGAGCCTTCGTCCTGAGTATCAACTGAATGAACTTCAGGTTCAGGGGTAGTCACTTGTTCTACTTCTGCCATAATATCTCCTATTTTTTAGACTGCTTCTTCTTAGGGCTTGAAGAAGGTGAATCTGTTTTTGAGGCCTCTCCGACCTCTTTTTTTACTTGCCCTAAAGCGTCATCTAGGCGTTTCTCAAATAGAGTGCCAGACATTTTCGCCCTATTCTCAGTTCCCTTCAAATTGGACTTTGTTTTTTCGATTTCGGCTTTCATTTTGGCGTGATAAATTTCACGCTCTCTCGTTTGCAAGTCTCCTTGCATTTGCTTGATAGTCTCAGTTGCTTGCTCTAATTGACTTTGCAACTGTTGTATCAAATCTGTTCTCTGCAGGACACCCTGCATATCGAAGACTTCTGTCTTCTTTAAAACTTCTTGTTTATCAATAATACCTTTTTCGTAAGCATCCATATACATTTCTAACTGAGCCATTCTATTGGTAGGCATTGTAGAACCTGTTACGACAACAACGTCATACTTACCAACTGTAATATCATTCAATACTTGAATTTCACCTGACTTATCATCGTATAGTCTCTTATTAATAGTATATTCATTTATTGAATTATTGGGCTGAATAAGCCTTACTATTTTTTGAGTTGTATATAATTGCTGCATTATTGGTATAGCTATTTGACCAAGTCTATTTAATCC